TTGGCTGCCATAACCGCCTTATCCGACATTAGGCAGTTATAATACCCTGTTATCACTTCACCTGTATCATGATCAATACCGATTAACGCCAACTTTTCTACTTTGCGCTTATCCATATACCCGATGGATTCAGAAAGCCATTGTGCGTATGCTTTATCGCTTATGATGTAGTTCATAAAGTCTCTCCTTAAAAATGGGCATAAGAAAACCACCGGCCGTTTTTGACTGGTGGCTTCTAAAGCTTTTTTTCAATTTGATCCGGCCAGACTGTATCTGTTACGGTCTTTCCGTCTTTTTTATTGATATCCATTTCATAGGCTGCGCCGTCGTCAAAAATTTCAACAATAAATGCTGTTTCTCCGGTTTTTAAGAGAACCTTATCAAACATTTCTAGTCTCACAGTATCACTCCTTGTCTATATAAGCGGAAGTTAATCTCATCTGTCCCGTATTCTTATCATCAATCCATGCGGTTATTACCTTTGCGGTCTTTCCATTTGGCCCCGTTAATTCCATTCTTACTTCGTAGCGTTTTCCCCAGCCTTTATCAGTTTTTTCCTTTGCTTCATACTCGGGAAGCTTATCATATATTTGCTGGATCAAGTCATCTGCATTTTCCATTGTATATCCTAGTGCCGATTTAAAAGCTTTAGCTTTGTCCTGATCCTTTTGGGGGTTGAGGGCATATTCTAAAAACTTCTCTCTTGGAATAGCAGCTTCCCAGTATCTAGGCAACTTTATTATATTACTTTCCGAATCTGATTTCAATCGATTTTCTATCGTTTCCGCCTGCTTTTTATCCCCTCCATGTTTTTTTACATAGTCGTCTATCCACTTATCCCAATCACCCACTTCAAATTCCCAAGCACAATGGCACCAAGGGTGAATCGGCGGGAAGTTTACTCCCGGCTGACGTTCGCTGATTTTAAACACCTTATCAGCCAGTCCTCTGCATATTGTACAAGTTTTTTCGTCCATCAGCGGGGACAGCTTATAGTATTCAAAATCCTCCTCGAACGGCTGTATAGTGGATTCTGCCATCACGTAGGTTCCCTCTGTGTAAATCAGGCGGTAAGCGTCACGCCGGTTTACGTTGCTGAAACGCTTTCTAAGCTGTCTCACCAGTCTGTCGTAGCTGTCGCCGCGCGCGATTCCCTGCGCGATATCCTGATTTAAATATTGAGCCAGCTTCTGAGTATCATTCCAAATTCGTTTTGAAAAATTCTCGCCGTTGCTCCACGGAACATCAACAAACCTTTTTATGATGTCTGAATTAACAGAATAAAAATTCTTTCCGAACCCAAGCGCTTCCATGCTGTAATTAATGCCTTTTGCCGCTAAACGATTCAAGTGAGAGGTAATCTCATCATTATCCAGCCCAGCTATTTCCGCCTGCCGCATAATAACGGAATATTGCAGTCCCTCCAGACGGTTCAGTTTGTATATGCTCTCGCGAACCGGCATAAGATGGGCGTACTGCGGGTATTTTTTGGCAAACTCGTCCATTTGTTCAATTAGAAGCCGCTTGTCCTCGTCAGAAAGAGCCTCCATCAGCTTCCTGTATTCAATTACATTATTTTCCCCATATTCCTGATAATAAACGGCAATTTGTTTTTCCAGCTTTCGAAACTCGGAATCATAATACTTGGACAGTCTCTTTTTTAACTTTGATTCTTCTTTTTCAGCCGCTTGATTCAATTGTTTCTGCCGATTCGCCCAGTATGACATCTTCTACCACCGTTCTGTTCGTCGGATAATCTGTCATATATCCGTCTTCGTCCTGCTCCTTCTCTATTTGATCAATCTCATTCTGAACATTATCCACAACGGAAAGAACCTTAAGCTGCGTCTGTTTACTTGTAATTCCTGCAAGGTTGCCCGCGATCTGGCTTTCTTCTAACAGATTTGCCGGAAAATTCTGCGTAAATTGATAAGACAGTTTCACCCAGTCGTCTTTTTTCATACCAGATACCGGATTACTGAAAATAAGTTTATAACGCCGGTTCATTCCGCTGGTAAACTTTCTTTGCTTTGTCATAGCTAAATCGCTCATAGCTTGCAGCTTGTATTTCAGCGCGATCCCAGAGGCAGATCCAAAACTCTCATCAGAAATATTAGCCACCATAGAAATTTGAAAAATCAGTTTTTCTAACCGGTTTAATAGGTTTTCCTGGGTGGTGTCCCCGTTCGGTTTTTGTAAAAATTCTACTATTAGGGAGCTGGAATCGCTTCCGTCAAAGTTTATAATGCGGTTATCTCTTAAACTAGCCAGTTCTTCCTTAGTGAGCTTTGCTCCCAGTATTTTTAAATAGGCGTCCGCAAAATACGCTACGTCGTTTGCTTTTTCAGAAATCGCCTCGTTGTACTCGTTAATCATAGTCATTACCGGCTCAAAAATTCCAATTTCTTCTTCATTTTCACGATATTCCGAGGCCGGAACTCCTTCAAATCCGTGCACCTTTTCGTATTCCGGAAGAAAATGCAATCCCCCTTCCATTGTGAAATAGCGCACTGTTTGTTCATCGGACACACTGCCGCTAATAATCTCATCAGAATCCTTATAAAGCCTTACAAAGCATCTTGGACGCTCCAGCACGGAATCATCATAAATAAAAAACGCCTCCATCGGGGAAACATAAGTTATCCCAATGTTGGCTTGTTCATCTACGTAATAAAGTTCATATCCTTTCCCGTAAATGTCGCATAATTTAGATAACTCCGCATTGTTATCGTCTTGATCGTTGTAGCTATCCAAAAACTCCACATATTCCGCAACTCTTTTATCTTCGTCACACAAGACTTTTATAGGAATACCGATAAAAAAACCGTTCATTGTATCCGTGATATATTTTGCAAAGTTAACAGCGATTCTCTTATCCGGTTTCCAATTAGGCTTTGATTTTTGAAAAAAAATCGGGTATTTCGTTCTATAGGCGTCCATTAGCGGCTTATATCTATTCTGAACAATTTCTCTGTGCTTATCAATAAAGCCTCCCAAATTCTCAACGGTTAACCGCTTATCGTTTGCCAGTCGAAACAAGTCAAATTCCTCCTTTTATGGGATTGTATTTCGTCCTCTGCTCAAGCTTTCTAAGAAGGCTCGCGGCAGAATCCGGGCTGTCGTCATGTTCCGCAAATTCAGAATAATCCAGAATTTCATTGATATATTCCGGATCTGTTGATTCCAACCAAAATATATCCTTCCATGCGCTCCTTAGATACGTCGATATTTTTACGAATTTATTCGTGGATTCGCTGTAGATATCCACCGCATAGCCAAGTTCCCTTAATTCTTTTGCCAGGTATCCTTTGTCAGCGTTCTTCTCACATGCAATTGACCCCGCCCTAAAGCGCTTATGTAAAACCGAAATTTCTTGTAAGCAATCGTCTACGTGTTTATTCCAGCGCTTTCCAAATCCGACAATACGCCCATCTGAAAGCCTTTTGAACACTGTATACGCTGTTCCGTCTTCTCCGTCGTAAGCGGCATCAATGTGCGCAAGCCCATTGTAAATGAGATACTCATCGTCAATAAATTTCGGGTTTTGGAACATAGCGTCTTTATCCGCAATGTGTTTCAATTCATAATTTGCCGCGAACAGTGAATCGCTCATAGACTGTCTAAGGGCGTTCAGTTTTTCTCTATCAATAAGGCCCGTGGAATAACAGTCAAATTTGTACGTATTCGGCATAATAGAGATTGCATCGTCCTTATGCCAAGGAGTTCCTGTATTAATAAATCTGCCGCTGCGGTTCTTTATATTTTGCAGCTCCATGTACTGTATTTTTGTTTTTTCCCTTTCGGCGCGGCTGATACGGTCTTTCAGATTCACAATATCGTCAGTAACTATAATATCGCCGTGCTTTCCGGTAATCGAAGTACCTATTCCAAGCCCTACAATCTGCGAAGCACCCTTTGTCGATGTATGAAGATTGGTATCTATTTCAGAATCCGTTTCTTTTAAAAGCACCAAATCCACACCGTAAAGCGTGTAAACTAGCTTTTTTAAAACTGTTGTATTCAATATTTTTTGCGACTGCCGGACTACCTCTGTTACGTCAGTGTCAGTCTTTCTAAAAAAAATTACATTTTCGTTTGGGTTTTCGATAATATGGAGCGCGAGAAACAATGATAAATCTGTGGTTTTGTAAGAACCTCTGTGAGCTAGTAGTGTTTGATCTTCTTTAGCGTATAAAAACGACCGAAGCCATTTATTGTGCAGTTCTGTTAAGTCAGCAAACCCTACCCAATGCCCGATTTTATAAGGTTCATTCCATAAAAGGCTGAGAACTTCTTTTTTTCTGCTGTTCAAAATAGTCCTCCATCTCCTTTATGGAGTTATCTATTGGCTGGGTCAATTCCAGCTTATTGATATACTCGCCGTCCATTTTATTAAGCAGATCGATTGCTTTCATTCGTGAATCCGGTTTTTCTTGATCATCTCCCGCAATCTCCGTTAAAATCATCATGCGGTCAATTCTGCTTAAAATTGCCTTGTTTTTTGATTCATCGATTAATTCTTCATACCTTACCAAAACCTTATCATCGGAAAACAACTTGCTGGCTTTTACATCAACTGTTGTATCCTTCCACTTTGAAGCCGCTGGAAACGCTTCACGATATGCTTTTCTTTGGCTCATGCCCTGGATAAGCCCTTGTACAAATTTTTCGTGTCTGGGGTTTTTTAATATTGCCATATCACCACCACAATTTCAGGATAAATAGAAAGACCGCAAAGCCGTTAAGCCTGCGGTCCTTAGGAAAGTAGGTCAATGAACCTTGTACACTTTTCTATGATACTATTATACATCGGTATTTTCGTACATTTCGTACTTACTCAAAAATCTTTCAAGCTTTTTTCTCGGTATTTGTTCATCATGCCACCCTAAAATAAAAGCAGTTCTTTTCCATGTATTCCCTTTGATGTACTTCAGCCTAATAATGCGCCTGATCTTGCTATCCTGCACAGAATCAAGAAAATTTTCGATTTCTGCCCTCTGCTGTTCCAGTTGAATTTTTTTGTAGGTTAGTTTCAAATCTAGAGAATATGTATCGCTCGATAATCCCTGTATAGTAATACTGTGCTGTGTATAAGGATAGTCTTCCATTGATCCGGTGACGATATCTGACACAGGAGATTTTCTTTTGTCCAATTCAGCTTCCAATTCCTTTATCTCTTCTTTAATGCTGGTATATTGTTCTAGCTGTTCTTTTGTCAATTTTTCAACCTCCTGACAATCTTTTTATCGCACTTCTCCGGCGGGCAGCCTCTAGGCTTACCGGTATCATAGCAATATAGGCAGTAGCGTTGCTGCCCGGAACCTTCAAAAGTTAGAGGTCTGTTATAGATACACCCCTTACAGCTTTTTCTATTTCCGCTTTGTGGCCAGCCCAATGTCCTGAGCCTCCTTGCAGTAGAAGTCATCTTGTTTGTTAGTATGCCAGAAAATAGAATCTCCGGTCACATCACATTCGATATGGGAGAAAGGGCACTCTTTCTTATGCCTATGTACGCAGTCCTTGCAAGTGGTGTGCGGTTTGGGCGGGTCTTTGCTTGCCACCAGAACGGAACAAAGCAAGAAGCCTAACGGTGCGCCTAAAAAATAACCTAAAAGTAATAATTGCCAGCCTGCCATATCAATTTTCCTTTCTTTCGCCGTAGCTGCAAAACGCATCTGGTTCATATCCATTAAACAACCCACAAGTTAGATGATTGCAATACGTACCACCTGTATTGTCCATTGTAAACCATTTACAATCCTTACACCTAACTACGGGTACAGCGTCTGTATTTCGATGAAGTTCCTCCACCGCCTGATCTCTTTCACGCTTTAGTTCTTTGTTTTCGGCTTCCAATCTTAAACATTTTAAAAATTCATTTTTAAGTGTTATGTCAGTTTCCTTTTTTGTCATATTGGCAAAATTATATTTAAATAGCAGCTTTTCAATAGCATTGGCGGCATCATCAAAAAGGCTGATCCCATTATATAAAGTTCCTCTATGCCGCAGTTTTTCAACTAATTCCTTATACATAGCTAATCCTCCTGAACCTGTTCAACTAAGGTCTGCCACATGTCTTCATTCCGGGTGGCGGCATTGTGTAGCCAACGCACTCATAAATTGGGTATCTGGCTCTTCTGCTTTCTCCGCATCGTAAACAACTCCCGTATTCGCAGCGTAAGCAGTTGTCTGTCCCGCGCCATCTGCAATAACTGCACACGCATTCATCACAAGGGTTTGGGATCACCCGGCTCACATTTTTTTTCATAACTAATCCTCCTCAGGCGGTTCTGGAAGCGGGTTGCGGTAAATTTTTGTGCCGATTATAGGTTTCGCGTGAAAGCACCCTATCGGCATTGAAAAAACTGCATCGATATTGTCATCGTCCCACACCTGCAAAAGTGCCCAAACTTTTTTCTCAGCCAGCCATACCGGCTGACCATTCATTTTTCGGAGCTCTTTCATTGTTAGCGGCTCATTTGGCTTGGTTAGGGTGGGCAATGTCTGTGCATACTCCAGAACGGATTCCACACCGAATAGGAAATGAGGGTCAGCATTTTTCTCATCGTAATGTTCGCTCCCGCGTCTGAGTGGATATTGCAAGAGTTCGTCTAAATCAATCAGTCTCTTCATCTTTCAGCGCCTCCTTTGGCGTGAATCCATTGCAACTGATAAGCCAAACAGGGTCGAAATTTACCGGCCAGAAGAACCACCCATTCTTTATGCCGTGAAGTTCAGCTTTGATGTTGAGCTTTTGTGCGTTCTTTTTGTTCTCGTTTTCAAAATAATCAAACATACCTGTTTTATTACCTGGGTATCGACAACAACTATGCGCATCTCCAGGGATATTTCCCCTATATTTGCATTTGTAACAATCAATCATCTTTCAGCGCCTCCAATCTCTTTATAAGTGTATCCGCAGCATTATCCGTTAACGGTTTTCCGCACACTGGGCAAAACTCAGCATTTGTCCAAACTACTTCGTCTCCAACAACAACCGAAAAACCACAGTCGTCTAAAAGAGAGCACTCCCAATTTTCTGGCTTTTTTCCTTCGTTGTTGCACCAAGAACAGCCTTTCCACACTTTCTCAACCTGTTCCCGACTAACGGGGTATAGAGCGGCAATAGCAATATCAAGAGCTTCATGCAATTCGATATCTGACTTCCTGCCTTCAATGGTTGTTATAGGGATAAGCAAATCCCACCATGCACCATTTTCAAGAACTTCAATCGCTTTTTCCCTTGTCATAGCTTAGTCCTCCCTTTTCGTCGAGGCTTGAATACTCGCTTCAATTACCGCGTGTTTGATAACATTCTGAATCTCTCTCCACGCCGAAGCATAACCATCTTGAAAGCCTTGTTGATATTCTGCGCGTAGTTCTGACACATAATCCGTTACTTCGACCTTTGCCATAGCTAATCCTCCAAGTCAAGTTTTGATCCACATACAGGGCAGTAGTAATAAGATTCTATAAATTTTTCATATGCTTCATCTGATTGGATATCCGTGCATGAACCACATACTGAACACTTAATTACAGAACACTTTATCCACTTCCCATGCTTCACCTCTGCTACGTCTGCGGTGGGAAGATAATTGATAAAATTTGATGTATAACAGTTATTACATTTATTTGCTTCATAGTCATGTCCGCAATTCTCTCGACAGAGAACATTTAGCGCAAATTCCCTTTCTATGTACTCAGACATCGTCAATCCTCCTCGTCAAAGCTGTCTAAAGGAACAGAGATTTCATCTTCGTCGGTATCGTCAACAGCAACAAAGACATATCCAATTACAGGTACAACTAATTGGGAACAATCCAGTTCTTCACCAGTACATTGAAAAAAGCTGTCGCAATCAATCTCTGTAATCTTAAAGTATCTCGCCATAGTCAATCCTCCTGTTCCAAGCGAATCTTTAATCTGTGTGTTTTCTTGAATTTTTGTACTTCTACTAAATCCTCACAATCGTGAAGAATCATCATTTGTTCCAACATGATTTGAACGTCCGCGATCTCTTCGGCAATAGCTTCACGGTTATCTTTGCCCCTGGCGTGCTTACAAAGCTCCTTTTGCAGTTCTGACATTTCCTCAAAAACCATAAGTGTTTGAGCTTCAGCACCCCATTTATTCAGAGCTTCGCGATAAATCCCACGTGGTTTTAATTCAGTCATGATTTGCCTCCTTATCCTCTGCATCGAAAAACTGGTCATAAGTTTTTATGCTCACTGCCTTTGTCCTCCCTTCACCGGTTTGCTTCAAAAAATGCCCTTGCGAAGCCAGGCGGCGTGATTGCCCTGCGTTCCTGACGGGTATAGACACCGTAAAACTCCGGATAAATTTCTTTGCTGTGAAGCATGGAAAATTTCTTCATTCCTTCCGGCTTTGCTTCGACAAAGGCCTTCGGAGCATTAAAGTTACCCCACAGCGCAGTCCGCTTTTGATAGCTGTGCCCAAACTGCCAGGGGTCAAAGGTGTAATCAGGTTCACCGAGCCAGCGCCTCAGCAGTCCGTTTGCCGGATTTTCTATCGCCCAGAACCTGGGCCGGCACGTAAGTATAATCCTGCAGCACGCAGAGCACACCTCCAGCCCCGCTTTGAAATTATGCGTATAGTTTCCTTTTCCGTGAAAATGCTTTGCGATTGAAAATTCATCGCACGGCGTGGCAGCCAGAATCCCATAAACATTTTCAAACGGCGGCGCATAGGTGCATACATCATATTCCGGCAGAGTGATCAGCCTCACATCATATCCGGCCTCTTTGTACGGCTTTGACCAGGAGCCCGTGCCGCCGCATAAGTCCAGAATAATTTTGTCCCTGTTTTCCGCTGCTGGCTCCGTGTCAGTGCTTGGTTTAATCATTGCTTTTGTCCTCCGTTCCCGCCTGTTTGCGGCGGGGTTAATCTCTTTCAAAATCGAGTTTCATTTCATCAACGATCACCCGGTCTAAATGTTCCCAAAAGATTTCGTCTTGATCGTGTTCGGCGGAAAGCCTGCTGATTCCATTGATTACCGCTAGGCATCGCTTCGAACCAAAGCCGAAGTTACGGTTCAGCACATAGCACATCAATTTAAAGTACCGGCGCAGAAGCCTTTCCTGATCCGTTTTTACTACCTGCCGAGAATAACTTTCAGCGGCTTGTAATTGTTTTTTTGTAAGCTTGGCTGAATTAGGAATCCTGGCCTTCACTTAAATTCCTCCCGTCCAAAATCTCAATGAGCTTCCTGCATACAGGGCAGCCGCTTTCTTTCACAGCCTTGAACTGCCCGCCCAACGCCACACGAATCTGGTCGACGTATTGGTGAAGCTTCAGGCCGTCCTTCTCTTTTTTCATCGCGTCCTCGTACTCTCTCCTGAGGGCTTCTTTTTCCTCAGCGGCTTCGTCCTTGGAAAAAGTGCCGCGCCGGTAAGCATGATACAGCCAGGCAAGCCCGCGGTATGCAACGCGCTCTAAAGGAAGCGCGGAACGGGGAAGAGGCTTCCCGTTTCCGGCGAGAGAACAAAGCTCATCAAAGGTCATGGCTGATCTCCTCGATGGTTACCTTTACGCAGGGATCCTCCGTGTACCGCTTGATAACCGTTAAATCGGCGATCTGCGCGTCGTCGTCATAAGCGATCCCGTTTAAAGCGTCCGCAACCACTTTCGCGATATTATCGGAATCAGGCTTTTTTGTGGGGAGAAGGTCTCCGCTTAACGCCGCGATCCTGTCTTTGTTGGAAAATGATTTGGGAACCTGAAATCCCGCGTAAATCTCCATCTTCAGCGCGGGCTTTTGTTTTCCCTGAGTCCTGATTTTACCCCGGGTTCCATACCGTTCCAGAAATGAAGTTTTAATCAGATTTTCGTACAGCACTGTGTTTTCCGGCGTGTAGCTGTGCCCGGTTTTGCATGTCCTGGCCCTGGCTTTTCCCTGCGGCTTGCCAGGAATAACGATAAACAGCTTCATTGTTCCTCCTAAAATTCCGGCTGGCGTAAATTAAACTCAGAAAAGGTCTGATGCTTCCCGTCAAATCTGAGAAAATTTTTCCCCGTTTCGCCTTCCTTGTTTTTCGCGATAATCAGTTCCCTGGTGCTGTCCTCCTGATCGGGCCAGTGAATCAAAAGAATCGCGTCCGCGTCCTGCTCAATCTGCCCGGATTCTCTCAGGCTGGTCATATCCGGGTCTCCTTTCCCAGCACGGTTAAGCTGTGCCAGGGTAATGACCGCGATTTCCATCTGCTGCGCCAGGGTATGCAGGTCCATTGAAATCTGCGTTGCCCGTTCGTAAGGCGTTTTCCCGGAGGCTTTCATTAAAGTCAGATAATCCACAAAAATCACATCTGCCCTGGCCTGTACCGCCTTTGACTTGATCTGCTCCGCTGTCCAGCCCGCAGCCGAAACAACCTCCAGCTTTAAAGCCTGGAAGCTCTCGTATTTTTCCGTGATTTTAGCGGCGTCAGCGTCGTCGATCTCCCGGCGTTTTACCTTTGAAAAATCAAGCCTGGCGTAGCATGTGGCCAGCCGCTCGAAAATTTTTGCCGGAGAGGTTTCCAGAGAAAAATATACGCATTGGTATTTTTTCGCCATGTTCAGCATCATTTGAAGTGTCAACGCTGTTTTGCCGGAGGACGGACCCCCGCCGATCACGATGTAATCCCCTGGGCTGATAAAGATATTCCGGTCGATCCAGGGAATCCCGGTTTGTATGTACTCTTTATGCTCCTCGATGTCTGTCGAAAAGTTCAAATAGCCCTCTTTCGCGGTCAGTCCTTCGGCCTTAACGCTGTGGTCGAAGCACTTTAACAGGCTGGAAGCCATAGACTGGCAGCGTTCAATATCTTCTCCCTTTTGGATTTCGTCGATCAAGGTCTCCGCCGCAGCCAGCGCGTCATTTTTCATGCGGGCTTCTTTTAAGATCCTGATATATTCCAGGTAATGGGAAACCGCAGGAGTATCACAGGCGCAGGCAAGACAGAAATCCCGGCACTCCTGCCGGTCGAAGCCTCCGCTTTCCGCTGATACGGTGATGGGGTCAATGGGCTTTCCCAGCTTGAAATATTCTACACAGGTGGAATACACCTGACGGCATAAGCCGTGGTAAAAGCATTTAGGGGATAAGGACAAAGCCGATTCCGGAATCACCTTTTCGGGAGCGATCAGCATTGCGCCGATCAGGGAGCGCTCCGCCTGAAAATCATAGATCAGTCTAAAATCTTCCATTGGCGTCCCTCCTTTTTTACGGCAGCTTCCGGTTCGTCTTCCCAGCGCATACCCCGTATCCAGGAAGCGGGGAGAGGGATATACTGCCCTCCGTCCTTGGTCCAGTCAAAGCTTTTTTTCTGCCATTCCAGTGCGGACAGCATTTTCTCCATTAAGCCGTCGTCTGGATTCAGTTTGTTAAAGGCTTTTAAAGCGTCGCCCTTGGCCTTCTTTTTCGGATAGGCTTCCCAAAAGCTTTGAAAGCGGATCTGCACAGAGGTCTTGGAGTGGTTCACAGCCTTTGCTGTCCCTTTGGCCTTTTCAACCTTTAGGCTCTCGCTCTGTTCCGCTTCCCCTTGGGGGGTAAGGGGGGTATAACCTATACTATTCTTATCTAATCTATACTGGGTATCCGGTTTGGGTACCGTATGGGATACCAATTGACAACCATTGGTATCCATTAAGATGTATTCTTTGCTAGGATTTTCGCGGATTTTTGCTTTCTCCTCTAAATATTTTGTTTCTTGGTATCTATCAGACCGAATTGTGTTATTTTGCTTCCAGTGCGTTACAACCAGCACACCGCTTGAAAAAGTTATCACAAAATTTAATTTTTCCAGTGTTTTTAGATCTGATTTTGAGGCCCCTATCATTCTCAAAACGCTTTGTGGATTACCTACAAATCCATCATCATCGGCGTGCATAGACAAGTGTATGTAAAGCATTTGTGTTTTCGGCGTCATATTCAGAAACAAATCGCTTTCAATAATTGTTTTTGAAAACATTCTTTTATCTGCCATTTTTATGATCACCGCCTGTCCATGCGGCTTTTCAACAGTAGAAACTGCTCATTGTGGATCAGGATTTTTTGCAGCTTTTTGATTCTGCTGATCAGTTCCTGATTAAATTCTTTGATTTCAGGTTCATAATCGCTGACCCAGTAGCCTCCGCTATGGCTTGACGATAGGATCACACCAACGGGGTTGATGGTTTCGCTGGTTCGTTCCTTTTCAATGAAAGCGCGGTTAGTTCTGTCGTTCAGGCCAGTTCTTTTCTCCAGTTCTTTTCTGGTAATTGGCGGATCACCCTGAAACGGGATATATTCTAAAATGTTCATAGCGCACCTCAAAAAGGCAAGCTTTCGTCTTCAAACTCTTCCTCGGCTTGCGGATTGTTTTTGATCAGAGCTTTGTAATCCTCTGATTTTTTGATCTTATCCTGTACCCATTCCGGAAGCTTGTCCATGAAAGCCAGACATTCCGGTGTGGACAGATCAAAGTACACTGTTTCGGATCTCGGTTTCACTTTCGGCATGTTTTTAGGCATGGCCATGATTGCCGCCACATTAGCGTATCCCTTATCGTTATGCAGAATTTGAAGCTGGCAGCTGGTGCCGAGGATATTCACCATATCAAAGCAGTCCAATTCCTGATCGGTAAACTTCTTTCCTCTCCAGGCCTCCAGGTGGCTCCTTAAGGTTGCTTTCTGGGAAAGGGAAAGAGTATATTCCTTGCTGATCACTCTCGGCTTTTCCTCGCCGTCTATCGTGGTTGATTCGTCAGTAACCTCCCAGGTGATCATGACCTTGTGATTTGTTTTTTGGAAAGCCTCGCTCCACTGTTCTCCGAGATCGATTACCATGATACAGACAGCAGTATGTACGCCCTCGGTAATTGGTTCAATAGCGGTTCCTTTTTCTCTTGCGATAATTGCCATAGTTTAACAGCTCCTTTTATTTTTCAATTCCGTTGATCAATTCCTCTTCGATTTCCAGAGGGCAGTCGGTTCCCCTCTGCGTGTAAATATCAATATCGTTTAAGGATTCGTAGGTATGAACGCAGATGATCCGCAGGTGTTTATTTGTGGTTTTGCTTTTTTTGAGCCAGCAGGAGTTGCAGCACAATACGCCGTTGGGGAAAAATACCGGCTCTGTTAAATTGCCTTTCGCGTAAAATTCAACGCCGTTCTTGGTAGGCATAATATACCTCCTTCAGCCACTCCAGGGCCTCGTATTCCGGGCTTTTATCCGTTTCCGGTTCCTCGTTATCGGTATCATACAGGTACTCAAATTCCGCCCGAGAGAGACCGTTATCAAGGGTTTTCATTTTTGCTCACCTCTAAGGTGTAGGATTCGTTATCAAGTGTAAATTCCAATTCAATCGGCTTATACAAAATCCCAGGGGTGCGATTGAACTTTGCGGCCTTTAGTCCTTCCCAATCGTTATTTTCGATTAGGTTTAGCAACTCATGATAAAATTCTAATATGTCCATTTGACAAACCTCCTGTTTTGGTTTAATATGTAGATACAGTATTTTTGTTTGCCGCGTTCCTGGTTGCAGCCGGGCCGCGGCTTTTCTTTTGTCTGTGCCAGGCCGCGCGCCTGTCGGCGCTTTCCTTACCGTCTATTTCACAATCGGCCTTTTTCATTTCTATGTATTCGTCCGGCGTGATCGTGAAGTAAAATGGAATGTTCCGGCCTCTCTGCCTTTTGACTATCTCCAACCTTTTGACCTCCCTGGTAGATGATCTTTTTTAAACTGCTTGTAGACCTGTTCTGAGCGTTGGTCCCTGGCTGTTTGGCAACCTCTGCGTTTTGCTTGTTCCGCTTGGGTAAAAGCTTCTTTCCTGGTCCTCCAAGCGGTGAAAGGCTCGCATTGGCCTATTCCGTGGCAAAACGGCGTCCGTTTCGTACAGCCAAAGCACGGAGAGGGCTCAGTGAATTTGCTGATAATGACCTGCTGCATACCGGCTCCTTTTCTTTTTTAAAGCGTTCCTCAGCTTCCGGTTCCGGTACCGCTCGCCAATATATGCCGCTGTGAATACGGCGCTCCATACCGCCAGAATGATAAACGCTACCGTCATTTCTGTGCTCATGTGCTTGTCCTCCTTTATGGTTTTACGCCTCTTTAAGAGATTTACGCCATGCAATGCACCGACCCATTTTTGCGCCGTCAGATTTTCTCTGAAAATATGGGTTATGGTAAAATCCGCTTTTGTCATAGGTATAAATCGCATAGCAAATACAAGGCTGGCCGTTCATATCCTCATAGAGAAGTTCAACCTCTTCATCAAAAAACTCACATGGCATTTTTGCACCTATCCAAATGATGTTCCAACCGTCCTGATCCACTATTTTCCGAACTCTTTCTCTGTTGTCTGCGTTCATGTGCTTGTCCTCCTTTACTGAAAATCCTTAGTTTTCGAAAGTCTTACGATCCATAGAGCTATTGCATCAATTGGAATTACATAGGTTCTTCCGTCTTTAAACCCCGGCAATTTACGTTGACTGATTTTGGCACAAACATATTCGCTTTCTCTGCCTAAATATTCAGAAAACTGTTTGGCATTGAGAGTTTCGCAGTTAAATCTGGTTCTTATTTCGGTAGCAATTTCTTTGACCAGTGTTCGGTCTTCAAGTGTCATGTATTTTTCTCCTTTCTATCGCCTGAGTGCGGCTATTTTATTAGAAGTTTTATTGCCTTTCTCTAATGTATTCAGGTTCACTCGGTTTCATATTTTCGTCGTATATAAACTCGGATCCAATTTCGACTGAATTATAGACGTTCTCTGTTACGCGATATGTTGCTGTTGAATTTTCCCCGGTTTCTTTATCATAGCTTTGAATTGTTATCTTCCATGAATCCGAATAGGAATAGATAAAAGGCACAAGAGTTGTATATGATGTTTTTCCGTTGCTGTGAACAAGTGGGACTAACATTACCTCTGTATGTGATGGAGTAAATTCTTTTTCGATTACTTCCCCTTGTGTGATTGAATTTTGACAACCAGATAGTAGAATTGGAATTAATAGCAATAACAAAAAACAGATAATCGATTTTTTGAGTTGTTTCATTTTTTTATTCATCACCTTCTTACTTTCAACACAAGATCTTACTCAGATTTTGGAAAATAACGGATTGCTGGTAAATAATATCAATGATAAAATCACGAAAACTATTAAATCTATAGGACAACAATAAAACAGTGACTGTGAGAGTGTTGACCAAAATGCATAATATAAAAGTCAAGAATTCCAAATGCTCGATTTGCTCCTGTTGTGGCCCAATAGGAGCTTTTCTTTTGTTTGTCCTCAATTTTTCACCCCACTTCCTTCTACTTGTCTTTCCTCCAGACCCGCGATATAATACAGGAGATAGGGAAGTTAGTAGATATATCAAATACTGCTTCCACACAACAACCAGTTGTCCAATCATTTATTAACTTGGGGATTATCATAAAATCTTTTGAATTGTTAAAGCTCAAGACTTATTTTGGAATTTAGGTTCACAGATTCCCTCAGGTACAGTAATAAGTGAATCTCTTTCCACAATAAGGTTATCCGACAATACAGTCCGCTCTTGTATCGCTACTACAAGGGCGGCTATTTCTTTTGGCTCCGCCTTGATCGTAATTTTCATATCTCTCACCCCGCTTCCTTTTCGCCACAGATATTCACGTTTTAGTGATAGTGCTTTTATTTAACTGTTTGTTGCCTCTTCGCCGTATATTTGCTTGCACTGTTGTTTGCGCGAGATCGGCGTTGTATTTAAGACGTTTATTTTCATCAAGTTCCCCTGTGTATCCGCGTTTGAGTTCTTCGTAAACAGCAGCAACACTTCTTTGGATTTTTGAGGCAATATCTACTACTCTGTTTCCGTCGTTGTATAGCGATTCTATTTCGCGACGCTGGTCAAATGTCAAATATGAGTATTTTCCCATTTTTAAGGCCCCTTTCTTTGTTAAGATTAAAAAAATAAAGCAGAAAAATCGTTTTGATTTCCTCTGCTTTTAATATTACTCTCTCCAACCGAAAAAGTCAAGAGTAAAAGCAGAAAAAATTAAAATGTTTTTTTAGAAGGCTTCAAGCGGATTCGGCGACGTACCTTTCAAAGAGCGATCCCGACGTTTCAAAGCCTAAAATCTCACGAGGATAATTATTGATCCATGATTCTACGCGGTGAATATATACGGCGGTTACTTTCCGGAAGTCTGTTCCTTTCGGTAAGAATCGCCGTATCATTTTGTTTATATTCTCATTTGTTCCCCGCTCGTATGCGCTGTATGGGTGGCAATAATAAGCTTTCGTGCGCTTTCGGCCCTTCCCATAAACAGAACGTTCTATTCCGGCGCAGTCCGCGAACTCTGATCCGTTGTCAAATGTAATACTTTTGAATATCGTTGAAAACCGTTTTCCGTAACGGCGTTCCAGCTTGTTCAGCGCCGCTACAATGCTGATGGAAGTCTGATCCGGTATCTTCATAATGATTTCCTCCCGCGTCAACCGTTCCGAAAGGACAAATAAAGCTTCCTTCGTCTTTTTCTTTCCGCATACGCAATCGCCTTCCCAATGTCCGAAGGTTTTTCGCTCTCCGATCTCTGGGTCGCGTCTTTCTATGCTTTCACCCGCCGACGTGCGTGCGGATTTTTTGCGCTCCACCTTGTCGTACTTCCTTTTGCGTTTTCCATTTTCCGGCAAGCTCTTGCGACTGATACTGTAAAATATACCTTTATCGATATAATTATAAATCGTCTTTTCACTAATCTTCGTTTTAAAGGTCAGCCCCAGTCGTTTGATTTCTCCTATAACGGCGGCGGGTGAATACCCTTCTTCACCGATCTTTTTTTCGATGAAGGCGGCTAATTCGTAATCGTTCCCGATCTTCAATTCCCCGCCTTTGTCTTTAAGATTTTCTTCATAGCGTTGTTGGGCGATTTCCGGCGAATAGCATTCTTCCATTGTCAAGTCGGAATTCAAATGCGTATAGGTTCCGCGCTTTAATTCTCTGTATATCGTTGTATTATGGACGTGCAAGCGGTCGGCAATTTTACAAGGCTTCAAGCCCTCTTTCAGTGCCTTCTCGATTTTAAGGCGATCCGTCCACGTCAAATGCTTGTGCATTCTCGTTTTCCCCTTCCTACGAAATAAAAAAGGGCGGCATATCCTGCCGCCCTCCGTTGCTTCGCTTATTCTGCCAAGAACTGTTCAATCGCTTTCTTGATAACTTGCGCTTGCGCCGTCCCTGTTACGGCGCACTTTTCCTTGAAGGCTTCTGCCATCTCTTTCGGAATGCGCACGATAATAGAACCATATACGCGATTATTATAGCGGTTCTTCACCGCCGAAGAAGTTTTTGTTTTTCTTTTTTCCGCCATCGTCCTCACCTTTAAAACAATTCTTCCGCTTCGACGTAGGCACGCAATTCCTTTTCATCGTTGCAAATATCCTTCGGAACCTTGTATTCCACGGATAGTCCGCCAATCGTACAGGAAAGCACCCAGCATTCGCGCCGCTCTGTGATCGTGTATTCTTTGTTTCCCTTACGAATAACCATATTCCGCCCCTTTCCGCCCGCTCCGTTGACAATCACGGGCAAATTATATTATAATAGGGCTTACGGGAAGGGCGGTTTCCCGCCCGTTCCCTGCCTATGAAAGCTATTTGCTTTCTTTGGGATTTGAAGCCTTGTCGGATTTTTGTTTCTTCAAAGTGATTTTGATAACAACGCTTTCCACCGCTTCGTTATTCTCAATCGCTTTTGAAAGCTCCTGCAAGGCTTTTCCTATGTCCTGCGCCATTCTCTTCACCTCCTTTCGATATTTTAATTATATCATACTTATTGCAGTATGTCAATGGATTTTGTAAATAAACAAGAAAAAATAAGCCGGCGGGAATTCCCCCCACCGCCTTCATTCGTTGTCTAAAAGCCAATCAACAGAAACGCCCAACGCTTTAGCAAATACTTTTAACTCAAAATCTGAAACAAATCGCGTTCCAATCTCTATTCGACTTATGCTATCTCGTTCCAAATTGGCACCCATTGTTTGGATTTTTGCCGCTAAATCTTCTTGACGCAGTCGTTGAATAACCCGTGCTTCTCGTAATCTTTCCCCACAAATATTCTTTTTACCGTTATAGTCATATATTTTCATTGTGCCATATTCCTTCTTTATTCTTATTATTAGCGAATAATGTGCTAATATTCCGCTTTATTCTTGATTTTACAGTGTGAACCATGTATAATTGTGTTAAAGATCAGAATTAAGTATTCTAATCAATTTCAGTGTTATAATTAGGAGGAATCGGAAATATGAAATGCCAAAATTGCGGTGCAAACGTTGAAAACGCGCAGGTGTGTCCTAATTGCGGAACCATATTACAAGCTGGGAATTCTACTTCTCAGCAAATACCTACCATCATCATCAACAATGTGAACAAAAATGAAAACACTAATATTAATGCCGGATACAGCGGTAATGGTATTAGTCATAAGAGTAAAATGGTCGCTTTAATTTTAGCGATCTTTTTAGGCTGCCTTGGCATTCACCGTTTTTACGTGGGGAAAGTAGGAAGTGGGATTATATGGTTTTTGACTGGCGGTTTATTTGTGTGTGGTTGGATTTATGATATCGCGAAGATCGCTTCCGGCACTTTTACCGATGGTGCTGGGTGTGTAATCAGAAAATAAAAAATCCCCCGTCTCAATCCGTCTCGGATAAAGCGGGGGTAGCTTAGCAATATTAAACTTTTTTAATAGAGGACTCAATCTGCCTTCTGATTTAACGAATTTTTTGTCGTGGGTTGGTGATCAGCAAGATATTCCAAAAGATTAAAAACATCTCTTGGAACACTTACATCGGTTAAATATTCGCTGCAAGATGGGTTTGTACAATGGTAATGGAAAGATGAATCATGGGATAAATCTATGTTCCCACGTTTTAAACATTTAGGGCAAATGCCAAAAGGAACTATTTTTAGAAATTCAAAACGATCAATGTTTTCCATTTTTTAACCTCCGTTTTATAAGTTATATTAATATATAGTAGCCGATTAAAAGAAATATATCAAAAACATATGTTCTATAATATATAATTATATCTTATGTACTAAATAAATTCAAGAGTATTTTTCTGAAATAACCAATTTCTCCAAATGGCGAAATTGGTCGGTTTGATGATTTTTAAAGCAACAAGTCATAAATAAAAAATCCCCACCGGCTGCAACCGGAAGGGAGAATAAAAGGAGTGAATGGGTGATGTCGCCTAAAGAAAATATTCAAAACACTATCCACGCAGATGGAACTGAAATATCTGTTATTTCTTTTACAGACGAAAGAGAAGATTATATATCTTTAACGGATTTAGCAAAACATAGAAATTCTTAAGAACCCAATATCGTTGTTGGGAATTGGATGCGAAACAGAAGCACCATAGAATTTCTGGGATTATGGGAAAATTTAAACAATCCAAATTTTAACCACATCGAATTCGAGGGGTTTAAAAACAAGTCGGGAGGAAATGCATTTACACTCTCTCCTAAATGATTTGCATAATAACTTAAAACTTCCCAATGGTTAAAAACCGCCCGCTTCTGTTAGCGCAGAAACGAGCGGCGAAAATAGAACAGCTTACCCAAAGTGGATAATGCGTCCAAACAATGAAATTATACCACTTTCTGGGTAGGCTTGGCAAGTCTTACTTTGGAGGTGGTTTTTATTATGGCAAAAAGCAGAGTGAAAAAGAGGCCGGACGGCAGATATGCTATGCAGATATATTTAGGCACCGTAGACGGAAAGCGGAAATATAAGACGGTGTATGGGGGGACCCCTAAGGAAGTACAAAAGAAAGCTGACGAAGTGCGGATTCTGAAGGCCGGGGGTTCGAATCCCTCCGGGCGGGCCAAGAAAAAACCGCATTAGGCCGCCATTTTCGGCCGTTTTGTGCGGTTCTTTTTTTATCTGAAATCAGCGCAAAATGATGCAAAGTAACGGTATATAATTAAAAAAATGCAAGTCAAAATGCAAGTCAAAACATAAAATGAACAGCCCTCCCCACCGAAAACGGTAAGGAGGGCGGAGTTATATAATGAAAAAGAGAGCCAGATTACTCCGACTCTCTCAAGTGTGCATCCGAAAACACACACCCCAATTATTGATATTTATACATCAAACGGACAATATGTTCAAGCCTGGAATTATGTATGCGAATACGTTACATAGTGTGTTTCTTCCTGAGACAAAATATTTATCAATTCGAAAATAGTGGGATCTGGTGTAAGAAATCTCGTATAATCAACGGTTTCTTGAAATTCATGTGGCTGTTCTGTTTTTTCTTGCATGTTTTATCATCTCCTGTTCAAGCCTGAATTTATACCCCGCGCCAGGCAAGCGGCGGTTGTAAGCAAAACGCGCTTTTATATTCCGCCGGCGTTAAGCGGGAGAAGGTTCATCATGTGATTGATCGTGTAGCGTTTTACGCGACTTGAATCCCCGCAGCAGAAATTAACCGCACAAAAAAGGCTGTTTTTGAGGTCTTCTAATGGATATAAGCGTTTAATACCGCAAAAGAGACCATAATTAATAATATAAGCCCCCAGGAAAATTCCCGGGGGCTGTCTTTCTATTATTCGCTTTTCTTAGGTTCGGTATAAGAAAGCGCCTGGCTGGAATCGCTTAGGCCGCTTGTAGTGGGGTCATTTAACAGGTTCCATACAGATACCAGAACCGACACCACGATTACAGGGCTCTGGACAGCCTGTAAGAGCACGTTCCCTACAGCCTGCCAGCTTGTCATGTCTTCCCAGTTGAAGCCTAGGCATGCCAGCATGGGCAGAAAAATGGACGCTGCCAGGTTGAACCAGAACACAGGGTTTTTAAACCGTACCTTCCAGTTGATTTTCATTTCAGTTCCTCCCTTAACTCGTCGATTCGGTGATGGGCGCTTTTCGCGCTGTCCTCCACCTTATACATTCTTTCAATCAGGTTATTGTGCTTAGCCACTTTTTCTTCGAGTTTTTGAATCCGGTAGGTGGTCAGCCGGCTGGAAACTAAAACGCCTCCCAGGCTCCCCACGATGGTTCCCAGCAGAGAAATGACGGAGACGATGATTTCTGTTGACATCAGCTCCACCGCCTTACTCGATTACAATCTGAAGCTTTCCGATGGGTTTGCCAAAAGCGCCCGCGTAGCCGTCCTGGCCGTTTCCGGTTTCATTGTCATACTGCCAGGGATAATAGCTTCCGCCCACAGGAGCGACCCGGTATTTGGCTTTCTTATACGGCCTGATGCTGTCCGGGGTGTAATAATACACTTCAACAGCGTCAATCTCCAAACCGTTTCCCGCATAGCCGTTTACTGCGTCGTTGATATTGCAGCCGGTCACATAGGGAAGCCAATTGCCGCCCTTAATATGTACCCGGTACTTTACGGAACCAGCGGAAACACGAACAGCCAGGTCTGTGACGGCTCCAGTAAAACCCGCGTAATCCTCAAGGTTTTTTACCTCGGGAAGCCAGCCGTCCGCCTTGGTTCTTACCCGATAGTATACATCTGCCGTTTTTGCCGGCTCGGGCGCGGGAGCTGGAGTTGGCTTATTAAAACCATTAAGGCCCTTCTCCTTGATAGCCTTAGGATAATCCTGATAGCACTCATTCATATCCACGCCGCCCTGGATTCCGGGAACGCTACCGGAGCTGGTGTACTGCCACATGCCATATTGGCCGGAATACTGGCACTCAGTAAAATACTGGGCAGCCCAGACATCATAGGGAAGCTGGTCAGGATAGAATTTGCTGTCAAGCCAGCTGAGGGAGGCATAAACGCCCACATAATACCCGGCCTTTTCAACCTCAGAGCAGAAAGCCTTAATTACATTGGTCAAAGTCTGCCGGGAAAGCGTGCCCATCGTTCCATTGTCCTCTACGTCGTAATAGACGGGGTATTCGAATTGCTTGCCCTTAATGGTGTCCAGGAAGAACTTAGCCTCCTGGCGCGCCTCAGCCTCGGAAACCGCATAGCCGTAGTGGTAAGCGCCTACTGGGATCCCGGCGGCTTTGGCTCCCTTGTAATTGTTTTCAAACTGATTGTCCACCTGAGAAGGATCCGAAGAACCGAAAGAGGAACGGAGAATGGCGTAATGGATTCCAGCTCCTTTCACTTGGTTCCAATCGATTTTCCCCTGCCAGGTAGATACGTCAATACCAATGATTTTCATTTTGCTTCCTCCTTGTTTTCTAAAGCGGATAAACGCCGCTCTAAATTCTCAATTTGCTTTTGCTGCTTCTGCACCATGCAGATTAAAGGGGCAATAAATTCATCATAGCGAAGGGAGTAGATATATTCTCCTTCGACGGTCCGGGTTTTTAATTCTTTCCGTATTACAGTTTTTTCCTCTCCGGTTTCCTCATCTGTGACAGTCTCGGGAACATCTTCGTAATAATCCTCCGTTTTTGGGGATTTGATGAATCCGGCGAAATCCATGCTTGTCATTCCAAGCTGAGGGAACAGCTCCTCAATATCCTGCGAGATCAGGCCCCAGTGGGTTCTGCCGCTGTCAGCGTCGTTAAACACATAGGAGCTTGGCTTCAGCCCCATAATAAACGCCGTTATTTTTTCCGGGTCAAGATCTGTGATATCGTGCTTGGCGTTTCGGTCGGAGGTTTGAATAGTGCCGTTCTGGGCGAAAACAGCGCGCCATTTCTGGTTGGCGACTCCTAAATATAAATGGCCTGTTGTGCCGGCGTTAACAGAAGGCCGAAAAGCCTTTGCTTCGTCTGTGCCGTTGCTTCGCAAAACAACGCCATATTCATTTCTGGAATCACCGCCCAACTGTAAAATTCCGTTTCCGTAAATTTGAGGATAACTTGAGGAGGTATATTGATGTCTGGCGCTGATTGCTGCGTTGATGTTGTCGGTCAAAACCTTGTGCCAGGGATTCCACGATGAAATATCGCCGTTTTTAGTTCGATATGCCAGCCAGCTGCTTCCATTATATTGGCCTAAAAACTGTAAAACATAATTATTGCTGGTTTTCCCGGCGGCTGAAAGATAGATTCCATTGAGGCCAGAGCCATTAGTCGCGGCTTCATAAGCGAAACCAAAGCCGTTGTCTATGTCATTTAAAGCGGGAGTTTCGCTGATCAACGGAATTTCCTGCCGCAGATAATTCATTAAAGCGATATTATCTGTTGTGGCTAAAACCCTTTGATTGGCTGGATAAGGAGGCGTGTTATATTTAAAACCCGGAGTAAAATACAAGATACCGTTTGAAGCCCAAATAACATCATAGGCATCTGGATCATCTTCTCTTTGAAAGCCCCACCCCTCGCTTGCGCTTCCCGCTGGGTCGGCAGTCAAGATACGATTTACATTAACGATATTAGAATTTTGGCAGTCTAATGCGTATTTTTCGTCCGCTGGTCCGCTGCCGCCGTACTGATTGGCCTTCAGCTTTAATGCTCCCTGCATTTCTCCGCCGGTAATTGGTAAGGCTTCCACATCAGAGGCAGACGGCATTTGAGCCAGCTTGCCAGAACTGTTTAGGGCTGCAAGGCCGTTAGGCTGCCCTTTGCTTGCTTCCAACGCGTCCAGATCAGCTTGGAGAGAAGCCACGTCGATGTCCTTTAACTGGTTATAGATTTCTTCCGCGTTTTCCCCCTGGGTTTTAGCGTAGTCGCCTTGAGTTTTCGCATAGGCCGCCTGCGTTTGGGCCGCCTGTGCCTGTGAATTTGCGGATTCCGCTGCTGAAGTTGCGGCGTCGGCTGCGGTATTAGCAGACTGTGCCGCAGTATTTGCCGCCTGAGCCGCCGTGTTCGCTGACTGAGCTGCCTCATTGGCCTTGTCTGCGGCTTCACTGGCGATTCCTGTGGCGTTGTTCGCTTCGTTGAGAGCTTCCGCCAGCCTGGAAAATTCGTCTGTGCTCTCGATCGCGCCGTCATAATTGCTCTTGATAATGCGCAGAGGGGGAAGGGTTACCTTTAAGGTATGGTTGTCTGTGTCAATGATTTGAAGCTCGCACAGCTTGGTAAGGCCGGATACCGCCATCATTTGAAGGGTGAAGGTTACGGTCGCTTGGTTTCCTTCCACCTCGCAGGAATTATAGATCATGGTGTTGTCCGGCTTCTGTATGTACACGGATACCGTTTTCCCGGTTAAATCAAGAGGAGAACCGTTATCATAGAGATAAATTCTTAACTCTCTGCCGTCCGCTTCCTCCTGAATTACTCGGATTTCTCCAAGGGGCTGCTGCCATGTGCTGTCAATCTCTATTTCTTTGTAGACCAAAATTACACCTCCTGCTTTTGTTGAAGACTATCAACCTTGTCGGACAACTCCTGAACCGCTTTCCAAAGGACAGAAACCATTCCGTAGAGATCGATAGCCTTATCTCCGCTTTCAGTTTCCCGGCGGATTTCTTCCGGGGCTTCATCGTACATCAAACCTACTGATTCATTTTTTGTGCCGACTGATTTTCTTTTTAAATTTTTCGCGTTCTCCTCTGGGATCATGTCTTGTTTCAGCCGATAACGGTACACCGCTGAACCTCTCACTTTCTCTAAGAAGGTTCCGGACAGCTTTTTTACTCCGGTTTTCTTTTTTCGGTCGGAGGTCACAAGAGATCCATTGGAATAGATATTTCCGAACTTTGCGTCACCGTTGGATTCAATGGACGCTCTCATATATCCATTTGTACCGAACTCAATTTTATTTTTATCATATAAAACGCATCCGGCATTTGTAAATTGGAGGTATTGATTTTCGCTTCCTTTAAAATTAGCAAAAGTACCAGCCAACTGAACGCATTGATCATTTTTTCTAAGAGCGGCTATGGTATCGGAAAGCTCTAGGGACGGATCTTCGCCTTTGTACAATAGTTTTAATGTGTTCACATCTGCGTATATAATATTCTCAGATGATTTATTTTTTGTGCCTCGTTTTAAAACTACCGTGCCTTCCCCAGTAGAAGAATTTCCGTAAAAGTCAAGGACATTACTTCCGCCTGAATATCCGGTGTTTGCATTTGATCGAACGGTAAGATCTCCGCTTGAAACAATTTCGTCCTTGTTCGCCAACGGAAAATCCTTGCTGATCCCATCGATTGTTATAAGCAGCGACCCAGAATTTCCGCCGGGATAAGAAATCCGAAATCCCTGGTACGGTTCACCGCCAGCCCAGTTCCCGGAACCGATTCTTGCGGTTGTTGTTACCCCATCATCAACGCCTTTCAGTACGGAAGAAGCAAGCTCGCCTTTCCCGTTGTTTGCGTCAAGATCGAAATATACAGCGCCGGTTTTAGAAGAAATTTTTCCAGTTACGACGGTGTTTGCAATAATTCCGGCAAACGTCGTTGAAGTTGTCCATACCCAGTCTGTGTTTTGAGCATTTCTTTCTTTTGAAATCTGTATTCCCTGGGTACCAATTCCCAGTGCGCCAAAGGTTGGGCTGTCCGGGTCTAGATCCTCAAATAGAATAGCTCTGACATCTTGCTTTTTTGCAATGCTGTTTTGAACTCTAAGCTGGCTGTAGGTTCCGTCAATAAATCCCTTGATCTGTTCCGCTATCAGACTTCCGTCAGGCCTTACAACATTATCTATCTTATTTACAGAAGATGTTACATTGTCAAAATAATTATACTCAGAGCTTCCCAGGACAACGGAGGAAACTTTTTCTTTTAAACAATCATAAGTAAGTTCTATCACTCTGGCTTCTGTTTCAATCCCGAGTTTGTAGTGTTTACAGTGAATGGTATCTCCTAAAGATACGGATTCCAAAACAGAAAAGTCCTTATACTGTACGGTATTTTGCAGTAATACCATATCGGCAGAAATGGATATCTCGGGTTTATCCAATCCAGACGCGAATTGATCTTTACACTTCTGAGTTAAAGCTGCGTCTAACTCTGCCTGCGTATCGCAAATAGTCACTCCGTTTTCTTCATCGTCCTCACTGGCATCGGCGCGCATCTTAACGTCTTCAAACGACATAACGGCAACTTTTATAATTGGATAATTATTAATCAGATCGCTGTCTACATACCCATTATTTGTTATAGTGTATCCGTTATATGCTTTAGGATAAATACGCGTTACAACTTCTCGGGTATCAACGCTTTCCGTCAATCCGTCCGCCGGAATATTTTTTCCATATAAAAGCTCGATCCCTTTATCTGTCCCGATAGATTCATCAATATGAATTCTAAAGTTATCGAAAAGGATTTCTCCACCCCAGCGACTGATAAAAGAATTATCCTCGCCGCCGTTGATTGCCTCAATTAAGTTTTTAAATTGATAATAGGCAGTCGCTTTTTTTGTTATGTTAGATTCACCGGAATACTTGCTGTTTGGGGCCGTCATAAGATCGAGCGCCTGTTGACCGGTTTTCTCCGTGGGGCGTATATCAACTAAAAAGCAGTCGTTCATTGCGTCCATAAAAATCGGCTCCAGCGTTGCGGAAACTCCGGAATCAGACTTTTCTTTCTCTTTTACTCTGAAAAGCTGGTCGCCGTTAAAGCTTGGGGCTTTTATCACGGATTCTTCAATGATATATTTCCATCTGCCTAAATCATCGATTGGGTGTTCAAGCTCCATCTGCCAGGAACCATTTAGAACTGTTTTCAAATCGCACTTTGTTGGAAAAAGCGTCATATCGCCGTTATAAGAAAAATTTGTATTATCCGGGTTATAAATTTGAATCAAGGTTTATACCCCCATTGCGGAATGATCGAAAGCTGTCCCCCCGATATAGAAATGCTTGTGTCTCCACGAGGAAGCCATAAATCTTCATACCTTCCCGAGATAGCGGTATTCATTAAAGTACCGTCTTCCCGATACGCTATCATATTGCGGCTGTCTATCGTTAAATTTTGCCCTACATTTGCCGTAATTGTTTTCCCGTTTACTGTGAGCGTGTAGTTACCTTCCCCGACAATTTTATAAATTGGCTTACAAAGGTCATATGGATTAAAGCTTATCGTTGAAAAAGTCTTTTGCCCACTTTTTAAAAACTCATAAGGGTAACAGGTAAAAGTCACGGAAAACTGACCGTATTTTCTTAATTCTCTCTCCAGTTCGTTGTAGTCAATTATAAGAACCTCATAAAAGGTTTCAAGGGAATCCGAAAAGCTCAGCTTTCCGGTTCCCCTCAACCACCTCTTAATATCTCTTATTCTTTTTTGAAAAAGCTTGTCTATTACGGCAAAAGTGCATTTCACAGTAATATTTCCTATGCTGTTGTCGTCGGAAATCAGATCTCCATCTCTGCCGGGTACCGAAAAGGTTTCATAGCGTTTTTCTGGTTGGGAAATTTCGGGATAGTCCGGTAAAAACACGCCGTACGATGCCCCAGAGGCCCCGTTATAGACAATTTCGAATCTGTCAAGACTGCATTGAACCATTAGGCAAACCCCCTTGCTCTTTGTACCGCTCTTTGCTGACCGCCTATCCTTTTTATGGTATATTCCGCTGCCATTTCTTTTAACGGCGTCCCATCGACCGTCGTGTTATTAACAACCTGGATAACCAGCCCCTCCAGAATCCCCGTTAGGTCTACCGGTTCCGCGCTGGCGTTTGCTCTCGCGGCTTCTTTCGCATACTGTACGGAAATATCGTGAGGAATAACCTGTGATCCGTTGGGAAGATATGTTAATTCACCACGTCCGCCCTCGTTCATATATGCGAATCCGCCTTGCCAATTGTCGGTTCCGTGCGCCAGATACGGGATCTCACCGATATTTACGCCCGGGATCAAATTGATTACCCAAATAGCGCCGTTGATCGCCCATATCACTCCATTAATCACGGATTTAACACCGTCTACCAACGCGTTAAACGCTGATCCAATACCGTCAACAATGCCTCCGACAAATCCCGTAAGACCGTTCCAGGCGCTTTCAATTCCGCTGAACACTCCGCTGATTACGTCCCAAATAGCGCCGAAAACAGCCCCTACGACATCGAAAATAGCTCCAAAAATAGTCGCGAATACATCGATCAGAGGAGAAATAAACTCTACGATCTTCGAGACGATCCCAACTACAACTTCAATAATAGGAGAAATGATCTCCACTATTTTACCAATGACTTCACCGATGAAAGAAATAATAGGAGAAATTACCTCCATCACCTTGGAAATCACATTCACAACGACGGTAATAATCTTTTGAATAGGAGGCATTAACGCTTGAACTGCGCTCATAATAGCCTGAATAATGGAAATCAGTGGTGGCATTAAAGACTGAATAATATTCGATACCACCTGTACAATCTGAGTAATCACAGGAGCGAGCGAACTAATCAATTGGTTAATCAAGGGTGCCAGCATGGCGACTAGTTCCCCGATAAAGGTTATAATTTGAGCCAACACTGGCGCAAGTTGCTGCAAAACACTTCCAATTGTCTCAAAAATAATTCCGCCGATTTCCATCAGCAAGCCCATTAATGTTTGAAGAATTGGCTGCAAGGAAGACATAATAGTCGAAATCGTGGTCATGACAGATTCTCTAAATCCATCGTTTGTAGCCATTAAGTAGCTGAAAGCCGCGACTAATCCCATGATCGCAGTTACCGTAAGGCCTACCGGCCCAGTAAGAGCGGTAAATATACCTTTAATTCCGCCAAGCCCAGATACCGCTGTGGAAATTCCACTTATTGCCGTGGAAATTCCGCCTATTCCCCGCACCAGCGTCCCTACTACTGTAATCGCTGGCCCTATCGCCGCTACAATCCCAGCAAACGCCGCTGGGCTGATTCCAAGATTTTGCAGGAACGTGGAAAAAGATTGGATCTTGGTTATCACGCCGTCGAGCGCCGGCGACATTTCTCCTATTGCGTCAAGCACGCCTTGAAATCCGCCTTCTTCAAAAGCCGTGTTGACTGTAGTAAGCACTTCGTTTATTTTAGGTAAAACATCTTGCGCCAATTTTTCAAATATGCCGGACGTAACATTTCCTAAAAGCCCTTGAACGTTATCTTTTAGGGTCGACATCTGGCCGCTAAATGTCTGGCTTTGCTTTTCCATAGACTGGAAATATCGTCCGCCTTCCGATGTAGACCTTTGCATGGAGGCTGTTATTTCATCAACAGAAATCGTTCCCGCACTGATACGGTCATAAAGGCTTTCCATGCTTTCTCCGGTGGATTCGCTTATTTCCTGCAACGGGTTGAATCCTGCTTCAATCATTTGCTTTACATCTTCCAAGGACACCTTGCCAGCGGAAGACATTTGTCCATAGGCAGTCGCTATTCGATTCATTTTATCGGCTGAGCCTTGGGAAATATCCCCTAGCATCGTCATTTTGTCCAGTGCATCGTCAGCCGTAAATCCGTAATTCATTAAAAGCTGTGTTGTTTCTGCAAGTTCCGGCATTTCAAAAGGTGTGGAAGCAGCAATATCTTTTAATTCATCTACTACCTCAGCCGCTTTTTCCGCCGATCCTGTCATTACCTCAAACGACGTGGCGTAGGTCTCCATCGTTGCATTGTACTTTACACCTATTGCCGCGATTCCCGCAAAAGCTGTAGTAGCCATTGTTATTTTTTTGCCTGCGGATTGAAGCGACTTCCCTGCGCTTGAAAGCTTTTTTCCCATGTCACCTATGGTTTTTTGAAAATTCCCGGCGCTTTTTTCAGCGTCCTTGATCGCTCTGTCGAATCCGGTCGCATCTCCTGTTATTTTTGCAGAAAGAGTATAATCAGCCATTTTTCACCGCCTTTCCAGGCTTTTTTAATCCGTTGGCCTGATAAATTTTATCTATCCAGCTTTTTCCCTCATTGGCTTCCACTTCTCTAACGATTTCTAAATTTTCAGAAACCGTTTCCGCATTGGCCTTTTTTACCTTGTTTTTTCGCCATAGCTTCAGCGCTCTTTTTCTTTTTTGCCGGGTTGCGTTATATACGGCGGTAAAAACCGCATTATATAAATGCGTGCTGTCTGCAACAAGCTTGTTTTCCCAAGCTTTATAGATGAACATTTTTTCTTTTCTGGTGAGCGCATCATAGTCGGTTCTCGAATACCCAAAATTTGCAACAAAAAAAGCGAAGTCCATTTCTTTACGAAATGGCTCCGCTAATTTGTCGTAGGCCGGGTCAGGCTCGCGGCTCAGATATTCAAAATCGATTAATCTGCTCGGAAGAAAAAAGGGCAGTCACGCTCCAAAATGTTGATAACCAGACCGCACACCTTAGAGTATCCCTCCGCCTGAATCAGTTCCTCCGCAAGTTTCATTCCCTCTTTAATCGGGACAAAAATATCGGAACCGGCTTCTTTCAAACCGTAGGCAAAGTACGCTTTTAACGACGATACGCCAAGCATTCCACCGCTTTCGCTCAGTGCGGCCAGAGTTGGTTTCTTTGTCACATTTTCAATTAGTTCTATTCTGCCGATGTTGTACTTCAACTCGTATTCTTTATTGTTAATCTGAATCATGTGAGCCTCCTATATCAGCCTGCGGCTTTCGCCGTAACTGTTGCGATACCAGCTTTCAGCGCTTTTCCTGAGGAATCCGCTTCAATAATCATAATCTGATTTCCGGTGACCGCCGCAATTTCGTCCGTGCCGTTCCAGGCCGTCAGGCTAACGGCTTCTCCATACGCCGGATATGGTAGCGGGGCCTCTCCGGTTTTATAGTAATATTTATTTTCCGGTGATTTTGCGGGATTTACATATACAGCTGTATCCCCGCTTTCAGCGCCTGCAACGGAAACAACCGTCAAAGGACCTAACGCGGCGGTTCCGTCCGGCATTGTGTCCGGTGTTACCGGGTCAGCGGATAAGTCAACCAATGCCCCCATGCCCTCCAGTGTTAAGCTGTAAGTCATAGCGTCGTCATAGGGCGCTTCCAGCGGATAATCAGTGATCACCGCAAGGCCGCCAAACATTCCCTTTTTGGTTTTTCCGTTAATTACCTTTATGCAAACAGGATCTCCGTTCTCAAATGCCTGGGAAAGCACTGTATGGCTTTCATCATTCGGCACATAAAGGCCATCATTATCAATCGACCACTCTTTAGACCCGGCAAGCTTCGATTTCCATCCTCCCTGGGTATCTTTAGAAGTAACCTCGATAGAATCCGCAGAACGGTTAATGGTCAACCCCTGTTGTCCGCTGATCGCGAGCAAAGAAGATCCGTCCGCATTAAAAACCGCCAGCAAAATATCCTTGCCGGCTACCGCTTTTGCCGCAGAGCTTGTGAAATCGCAATAGTTGTTGCTGTCAAACGCAAATAACTGTAATTGAAACATAAATTAATCCTCCCTACATTTTGCATTTAAAACCGTAGCACACCATAAAATCAAAGGTTACAACAGCGTGTTTTTCTCCGGTTTCATCTGTCTGGATAGTTTGTACTCCGCCGTCCGTCTGCATTATCAATTCGAAAGGCTCTGGAAGAACGATATTTTCTGTTAAAGCCTCTTGAAGCTGTTCGATCATTGTATAGACCCCAACAGAAGAATTTCCTTTCTCGGCAATCGCGTGAACCCAAACTGTAAAATTATCCCGAAACATTGTTTTAGTGTTGGCGGGTGTAGTGTTAATAACCTCCGCAAAATAAAACGGGCTGGGCGCGTTCACCGGAACAGCGTCATAGCATTTCAACTTGGTACGCGTCTGTATTTTATCCTGTATAGAGGCAATAAGAGTAGTTAGCCCAATTCTTTGGTAAGCCATCATTGTTCCTTTCTAATCGCATCTAAAAGGTCTTTTTTATAAATCTTCCGTTGTGTCTCTACATTACGCTGTAAAAACCTTTGGCCGGGTACAAAGCCGCCGTTTACGGTTCTATGTCCGTATTCCACATGCGGGCCGTATTCCTTGGTATACCCGACTTCTTCTCCAGAACTGCTTGATGATTGTCTGAGTTCTCCATGCGGCCCTTTTGGCCTGGTTTTTTCTGTGGATACCGGGGTTCCTCCAGACTGCCTTGCCCGGTTCAGCATCTGCGCTGTCTGCTTTTTTCTTACAGCTTCCCAACGAACAGAATTAAGCTGATTCAGCCTGTTTTCAAGCTCCTCTACCCCTTCCAAAGCGATTTTGAATCCCGCCATATCATCACTCCTTATATACCTTAACCTGTATGACGGTATATCTTGGCGCAAGGTCGATCTTTTGAATGATTTCCTGACGGACACCGTCAATAACTGCGTGAGAACACTCAGGAAAATCCGAAAATAAAACCGGAATCGCAAAGCGCTGTTCGTTCCGGGTAACTTCTCTGCCTTCTAAAGAGATCTGTTCGTCTGTCCACGGAGTAAACCGGCATACCGTCTTTTTTACTGTGCTCCACTTCCCCCCGGTTTGGTTTCCCAAGACGTCTTCGGTTTGACCCTCTTTGATTTGCAGGTCGCAGGATTTCCAAATCATAAAAAATGCACCGCCTTGTTATTTCCGTCTGTATCGTCGCGGTTATTCTTCCAGTCGGATATTTCTCTATCGTATTCTGAAAGAATATCCTCCACAAAAGAGGTTGACAGATTGGCTGCGCTTTCGGAAGAGATACCTTCGTAATAAGTACGCCGGACCATTTTTATTACCGCGTCCACGCAGACAGAATCGAAAGCGGCTGGAAGCGTTTCGGCTCCCAACCGCAAACAAAGCCTGTCCATTATGGTTTGGATATACTCGTTCAACAGTTCATCAGAAACATTTGGATCGGTAATTCGAATCCTTACCCTTTGAAGTATATCCATAATTGATCTTCTCCATTAATCTCCTGCGTTTACAACAACCGTATTGCTTCCGGACGCAACCGCTTTATAATACTGATCCGCTTCTACGACGGTAAGCACCTGTCCGGTCGTTGCCGCAATGTCCGCGCCTTCCGTGAAATTAGGCCAGTTCCGCACATTCTGCCCATAGCTCACTGAAGCAGCGGCGCTCCCGAGACGGTACTTCAAAACGTTACCTGCCGTTCCGTCTTCCCCGGACAACGTGGCCTTTGTGGTTCCCACCGCTGAACCCGCAGAAGGAGTGACGGTCAAGGTTTTTAATTCAGGAGCATCGGAAACAGTAACAACCGCAATAGCGTTTAAATATTCCGCGAACAGCACAAATCCCATAAGAGCGTAGGATTCAGACTGTGCTCTCTCATAGTTGCCTTCAGTATGGAATCCAATATACGGCACCTGTGCATCGGTTGTATAGGAAAGCCCAGCTTGCGTAAACTCGGAATCACCCGGATCAACATAATAGGGAATGATATTGTTAACCGGGGTTGCGATTACGCGGCCCTGGGGAATTTCAGAGGAGAAAAACAGAATATCCGCGCCCAGGAAGTTTTCCACATAGTCCATACCGAAAACATTCTGTACGGTAATCTGCGCGCCGCCCAGGTATTTATAAACGTCCAGGGTATTAGCGAACACAGCAACGCTGGTAGCCGTTCTATGCATCTTCTTAAAAGCGTCCTTTACTCTGCCGATCGACATAGCGATCGCCATTTGAAAGGTGGTTTCCTCACTGGTGAGCTGACCAGTCAAGAGAAAGTTATAAAACTTCGCCAATACTTCGTCCTGAAGCTGTACTTTGAACTCCTCATCGGTCATGCCGACAGCAGTTTCAAGACCATATCTGGCAATCGCCTCAGCCGTTACGGCCTTTCTGTATTTTTGAAGTTCAATCGTGGAAAATTCAATGGGTTCCACCTCATACTGAGACAGAGGAATAATATCGCCCTCGGCCACTGAACCGTTTTGTAATTCTCCGGTGGCTCTTTTCGCTACCAGTTGCGTTCCATTCGCTTTTCTAATTGGCCGGGCGATTCCCATTACTTCGGTGAGGGCCGTAATGTTTCGGCCGAATGAGGTCACAAAATCAACTTCCCTAGGGTTAATGGAAAATTGCTGAGTGGTAATAGTATTAGGTTCAGCCGCAAACAACTGTAAATTAAATTTCTTCATCTTATTTACCTCCGTATAAATAATTCTGGATTCTCCGCCATTAATCGGCGTCTTTCATTTGTGTCTTTAACGTTTAGAATCTGCTCTTTGGTAATCTCAGACGGTTTTCCCGCAGCCTTGGGCGTTGTCCCTCTTAAAGCGTCCTTAACTGCGGCCTGCACCGCTTCTTTAAAAGTTTTCGCGAAGGCTTCTACCGCTGTTTTTGTTTGCTCAGCGTCTTCGGAAACCAAATTAAAAATCACCTCGTCAGGCAAATTGATTTCCTCGTCGGCAAGCATTTTTCTGGCAGTTTTCGCCATATCTGAAACAGCATTTTGCCGTTTTAGATCATTCAGCTCTTTTTCCAGCTGTCTGGCTCGATATTCCGCTTTTTCTTCTCGGGTCATTTGCGCCAGTTTTTCAGCTTCCGATACCTTATCATCGGTTACCGTCTGCCACTTTCTTTGAGCGTTGCTGACAGCTGTTTGGATAGCTTTCTGTACCCTGCGGTCAAACTCCGCCTGATTACCCGGATCTTTTAAAAAATCATCAAAAGAAATGGTATCATTTTCCTGCGATGCTGTTTGTGCTTCCGAGCCGCTGGCGTTGCTTTCCGCCCCATCAGCTTCTCCCTCAGCAAAAAGCTGCAATTTAAAAAAATCTTTTTGAACCATATATTCCTTTCCGCCCCAGCTCGTCCAATGTCCGAGCCATTGCATAGTTTAACGTCGTTTCGGACTAAATTTTATTTACATATTCCGGAAATTCTCCGGAAATTTGAGACACGCCAATAAAAAAGGAATCTACCAGAAGCTTTCCGGCTTCCGATAAATTCCCATAGCTTACGCTTACATTACCTGGCTGTATATTCGTTTGTATCCTGTCTGTGGTAAGCTTTTCCATTGATTCAATTAATGTCTGAAACAACGCGGTAACTCCGGCGCAAACAATATCCTGGCCTTCGGGAGCGTACTCCGCATGCCCATGAATAGCAAATCCGTTACCGTTTCGTGTGATCGTTATCATTTCTTTTTCGTTCCCTTCTAGGAGCTCTGCTGCCAATCAGAGCCAATGCTACGATAGTAGCGCAGATAATTAAAATGTTAATCGTGACTACAGGCATTTCTATTCCCCTCCTCTCAAAAAATTTACCGCCTTTTCAACGTCCGGCATTCCCACATAATCCACTATCTTTTCTCCGTCTGTCAAAATCGCCGTGGGCAATCGGTTTACTCCGTATCGATCCGCGCAAGTCGGATTTTCCTGGACATTTATCATTTCAACTTGGATAGGGTCTGCCTGCTCTAAAACAGGATTCATAAATTCCCGTTCGAAAAATTTACAAGGCGAACACCAAGGAGCATAAAAAAACAACAGCTTTCTCATGTTTCATCAAGCCCCTCATTTTCCGCAATTTCTTCCGCTTTTTGCACGATAGAATCCGCGTTCGCCATTACGCTGTCAAGGATAGCGTCAGCCTGTATATTGGCTGC